TGATTGTCTGATTTCCCATATCTTGATATTCAATGGGAGTTTTGCTGTTTATAGCATGTGTATTTGCGCCTTCCCCTGTTGCAAGAACAACGCGTTTTGCAGTTTTTGATTCCATTTTACAAGTTTTATTCAGCTGAAACATTCTTTTTTTCAAAACCTTCGCATTCACCTTGCATCCAAATAGGATCATAATCATAAGGAAACTCCCACCATCCATTTTTTATAGCATGTTCGCTACCTTTTGGATGAGCCGATTTGTTCTTTTTGTAATATGACCAGTATAGTTTGCAATGCACATGAGCTGAGTTCACAAAAGAATTGCTTCTTGAGTGAACACAGTTGTGACAATTTGTTTTTGATAAACTCATGATTGTGATTTTAAAAGTTTAAGATACATCTCCTTTTCAATGTGATAAGGACGAGACAACTCTCTTGAATTTACACCTGCTTTTGCAATAATGATATCACCTTGGCGATATAATGCTTCAGGTTCAGAAATGTTTAATTGAAAAGTCCAAGCAATTGCTTCAATTGCATCTTTCTTTTCACCAACATGTCTTGGAACATAAATCCAATACTCACGCCCTGTCGTTGTACACCAACAACGTACAGCATAAATATCAGCATTAGCTCTACGCCAATCAGATTTTTCTTCTGGAAACAATTTATCACCTTTGATCAAGTATAATTCATACTTGTCATGAATGATTTTTACATCCATGCTGTTGTCTGATTCATTCCAAACAGCATTGTTAAACACAATAGTTTCTTCTGCTACAAGAGAAGGTTCAAGTTCTTGGAACATCTTTTCAATTCCAATAGCTCTGAAATATAACCTACGTATTTCAAGATTTTCTTTTGCAAAACCATCTTGTGCAGTAGCAGGTTTTATATCATTCCAAACTGAAGCACAATGATCTCCAAACTCTTGCATTGACTCAAATCTGATTACATTTGTCATAAACGTGTTAAAGTCTTTGTACATTGTTTTCCAAAGAATTAACGCGTCATCATATGAGACACCGTGTTGGTTCTCAACTGTGTATTTTAGTTCTTTATAGTTCATGATTATTCAGTTTCGTCTTCTAAAAGTTGTTGTAAATCAATTTCTACATGATTTTCAGATGTTTCTCTTTTTGAGTATACAATATCTTCTAAAGTATAAACAAGGTCATCACCATCTTCTGTAAAATCAGTTCTAAATATTTGATAGTTTTCCCAGAATCCATCAATTTCATCTTCATCATCTACATCAGCTTTAGCAGCTTCCATGATTTCTTCTGATAACATTTCCTGCAATTTTTTAGCAACAGATTCAGTATCAGGATGATCAAAACCATTTCTAATTCCAAATGTAACGTTTACAGTACAATCTTCATCTTGAGTTTCAATGTCAATGTCATCAAAATGAATATGTTTAGGAATTCTGATTTCAATACTTGCTTTTGCATTTGTTGAATCAGTTTCTGTATAATAGTCAATGCCTTGAAACATTTTAGTATCAGGGTCAAAGGGTGCTTCACCAGATGCTGAGAACTCACCAGCCCATGAACCATAATCAAGTTGATCATACATCATGTCAACTAATGCTTCTGCTTCAGGATCACTGCTATCAGATCCATCTACTTCAAGATGAACCCATCCTGAATCTCCTCCACCATCCCAGTGTAGGACAACTTCAGAACCTTCTTCTGTTTTTTTCATGCACCAATCAAGAATCTCTTTGATTGATAAATCTTTTTTTTCACTCATGGTAATTGTGCGTTTTCTTGTTTAACAAAATCTGATTTGTCTTTTGACATTTCTTTTAACATTTTACGTCCTTCACCTGGTTTGAACATCCAACCTTTTGTTTCCATGTTGTCCAGGTAATCTTTAATTGTAGGAATCCAACCAAGGTCTTCCATACAATGCTGTTCACCAATTGCTCTTACAGGAACCATACGTCCTTCAGAGTTAGTGATATATGTGCCAAATTGTTGCTCACACCAGAAAATTCCTTCTGAGTGATGACGCAATGCCCTATGACGCATGTCAGGGTAGTGCATTTTAGTTTCATCAAACCAGTTGTGGATAGGCAAGTAGTCATCTACATGCCCACCCCACTTTTTCTGGCTTGAAATACTATGATGTAATGGATGACTCATTGTTTTCAAGTTCTAAATTTTCAACTGCAAATTCAATAGCTGCAGAAATACAACGTGTTGTTGCACGCCACATATTGTATTTGTGAGAACCAGTAACAAAACCAAATTCAGTTCTGCCGTCACCTGGAACAACTTTAAATGTTTTACGCAACACATCCATTTCTAAGTAAACAGCTGCTTGTTTTTTAGAACCTTTCTCATCTTCATAAGGATGTGAAAATTGATACTTTTGTTCTACTAAAGTTTGTTGTACAGGAGAATCTATTTTTTCTAGAAACTCATCAATTGGTAAATTATTCATGCTCATCTTCTTGAGTTGTTATATCAAAATGATCACCTATTTTTCTAAGAGTATTGGCAAGGTGTTTAGCCAAATTTTTAACTGCTTCAGGGTCAAGTGAATTTAACCATTCATCTTGTTTTTCTTCAGGACAGTCTTCAAAGCATGTTGGTTCACGCTTTTCTTCATTGTCAAATTTGTGGAATATATAAACTCCACTTAAGCTTCTGCGATTTGGTTGTTCACTCATCTTTAGTCTATTAAGTCAAAGAATTCACTATTAATTTTCTCTTCTGCAGAGTCTACATCACGCGGAATTTCATCCACCCATGTAATTTCTGTAATTTCATAACTTTGATTATCATTATCATGATGAACAGCAACAGTGAAGTCATATGACTCCTCCTGATACTCATCTTCCCATAATGATACGTCAGTTCTGTAAGTACCATTGTAGTACTTTGTTTCGCTAAATGGCTTTTTTGTTATTTTTAGTTTGCTCATGATTTTTAAAATTCTACTGTTACTGATTTCAAAACACCAGCAGCACTGTAAACAGCATATACAGGGTATATACCATCACCAAACGCTGTTGAAAAAGCTACACCTACGCCAGGATGACCTAGTTTGTAGTTTAATTGACCATGTCCACTATCTGACAACGTTGCTTTGCAACAAGCATTGTAGCTAAATGGAAATTCAGAATCAGTTGCAGGAATGTCTATCCATTCTCCTGTTTTAATTAACTGATTCATGTTTTTGCCATACTTTGAAATTTCAGCTTCATAGTCTGGAAAATCTACTTTGTACTGAAGTCTTTCTTTTGTTTCTTTATGCTCATAGATTCTGATATCTGTAAAGTCTTCTTTAGACCATTCTGAATCAATGTAGCATGGATCACACATTAGGAGCTGACCTGAATCAACTCCTACATGTCCTATTAATAGTTTTTTCATAATTATTTTACAATAAATTGATTGGGTGGAAGTTCATAGGTCCTGAAAACTCTCATTCCTTTATAAAATATCTTAGCTTTATCATCAATGTGAATCATTGCTTTACCAAAACTACTACTCATTGCTTCTTCAGCAATTTGTCTAAATGTATCAGGGTTACACATGATGATAAACTCTTCAGCAGAATAGTGAGCACTTTTACGATACGCTTCTACAATTGCTTTTTCTAATAATACATAAGGAGTTGTTGATTCTGAATGATAAGTTGATGAGCTGACAGGAATTTTTACTTCTTTAAACACAGGACCAACCATACTTTTTAACTGATTGTATGATTGTTTTAAATTGTCATAAATGTGTTGATAATAGTCAACATTTCTTTTAACAGAGTCCATGCCAGCTTCTAAGTTAGCAAGTTCATCTATTATTTGAGAATTGTAATGAGCTTCAGCATAACCTCTAGCTGATTCTGCATGTTCCAAAGAGTGTTTGTATGCTTCAGCTTGCATCATGTACATGTACTCAGCTTCATCATGTGGTTCCATTACTTTAAATTTTCAAGTTCTTTAATAATAGATTCCATTTCAGCACCAATTTGCTTGTGCAATTTATGCTGACTCTTTGGTTCATGAAGTTCACTAAGCGTTCTGTAACGAATTTTAAGTTCTTGTTCACGTTTTGATTTTTCATTTGCTGCTTCCTTGTGCTTTACAAGAATTTTAACAGCAGATTCTACATCAAATTGTAAACCCATTCTGTCAATTGCCAAGACTGTGTCAAGAATAATACTTGCTGTATTTTCATTCACGCCTATGTCTACCAAACCAAGAGCTACTCTGAACTCTTGTGGTTTAATTTTCTTTAATGCTGATGCCATTGTCTTTTCTGTATTGAATTTCTTTTCTAATAAGTTCTAAATGCCAATCTGGTCCACCATAATCTAATACAGCTTCTAACCAGTCATCATTCATTTCACAAATTGGAACCCACTTTAAAGGTTCTGTTCCATCTTTACCCCTACCACCGCGTGTGGCGTGTTTACGTACAAGTTCAAAATCATCATCTGTATAAACAGCATAGATTTTTATCTTTGTCATATCTTTTGCACCATATCTTAAATAAGAAGTGCCACCATCTACCATTGCATTGTTAGGACATGAACATGTTTTGTAATCATGTCTGTGATAACTTACAATAGTTTCATTACACTCTTGACAAGTCACAGAGTTGTAAACTAGTTGTTTATTTTCCATATTCTAAAGGAATAAAGTTTTTGTCAAAATATTCTTTTGAAACCATGGTCTTAATTTTTTCCATGTCCTCTGAGTTAGCTGTAAGCTTGTTACCAACTTTTTTAAAAGCAACACAGTTGTCATTGTAAGATCTAATACCATACTGATGAGGGCTGTTTAAAAGTTGATCAAACTGAAACTCATTTATAACATAATCAGCATGACTCATAGAAAGAATAACATTAAACCTGCAAACCCAATACCTGCAAAGAAGTATATGAGATTGTTAAGCCATTGAGGATAATTGTTCATATTAAAAGTTGTTATCTATTTGAACTATTGTTTCTGCAACTGCATTGACTTCTTGAAAAAGAACATTGTGTTCTTCTTCAGGTAATTCTAAATACTTTACACAAGTATTTAAATCGACTTTACAAATGTCTTGCATTACTTGCAGCATGAATTCTGTAGACTTGTCTGTCACATCACAAATTTGATGGACAGCTGCCAATTTTAGCTTAGTCTTGTGTTGCATCTTCTGTTTTTTCTAAAAGTTTAGCAAGATAGTTTTCCCAACCCATTTTTTTAGCAACAAATGCAATTCTAACACAATGATCAACCATAGCACCAGTTTGTCCACCTGTTTCTTCTGGATCGTCTTCATGAAGACACATGTAATCAATCAATGGTCTAACAATTGCATCATTAACTTTTACACCACCAGCACTTACTCTGTCACATAATTCTTGATGGTCGTCAAGATACTCTACACCACGCGTTACCATACGTTGGCATTCTAACTCATAATCACATGGGTTTGATTGGCTTTCTGAGAAACCACTTAAAAAGTCTCCTACAGGATACTTGTACTTTGATTCTGTTTTCATTGTTCTTGTTGTTTAAAGGTTAGTAGTAAATAAATCCTAATTGAAATTGAGCAAGTTTTGTGTCATCCTCATCACTAGATAAACCAAGCGAGATACTTTGACCACTACATGTACATGTAGGATTGCCTTCTTCATTTAATCCAAAGTGAATAAAACCTGCACTAATTGGATTCATGTGTTTAAAATCACTGTGTAACATGATTTCACCAAAAACAATAATTTCTTTGTCTTTAGTCTTAATGTACTTTGCTTTTGCCATTTGTTTGTTTTTAAAATTAGAAGTCAGGACAGGATTCGAACCTGTTACAGCTTTACCATAAAGAGTCAGCCTTGCTGTTACTCAACCTTGGGGAGGTGCTCCCAACCAATGGGCTCCTGACTGTGTTGCTTGTCTTTCCAAGCTGTCACGATTTTGCTAGTGTCAGACAATTGTTTTGCCTCTCATTACCTCACTAGTTTTGGGGAGCGTCTACCTGATTACCCGCATCCATTCCGCCTTGCAGGGGAAAATTTCTTTGTCTCATCTCTTCTTCTAAAGACTGATCTGGACTATAGACTTTGTCACAATTTGCACAAATCATAGCTTCTCCATCTTCAGTCCATTTGTTGACAAATTCACCTTCTTTTATATAAGGTGAGCATGATTTACAATTACATGCGTTTGCTATGCCACAATGTGGACAATAAAATGCTCCCATCATATCCATCCTGGTTTTAAATCTTTTACAGCTGTCATTTGACCAGTGTAGTCTTTGTAATTTTCCCAATCATTGTTACAATGAAAAACAACAAATGCATGCCTACCTTCTGGAGAAAAAACTTTTATAATCCCATGTTCTTTAGTTCTACCTTTCAAGTATGTAACTTTTGAACCTTCACTTAATACATCCATACGCTAGTTATTAGAAGATATATCTGATTTTATTCCAAGGTATAATCTCATCATGTAACTCTTTGAACTGATCAATGTACTGAGACTTTAGTTGATGTTTATAACGAATGTTCAACCCTCCATACTGTGATGTTTTATCTTCCTGAACATCAGGATTCCATAATAATTCTTCACCTGGTAAGTTATTTGCAAGATTATATTCATGTTTATCATGATTATGAGTCAAGAATATAACTTCAGCTTTAACTTGGTCTTTATACTTTCTATCTACAAGAGCATCTACACCTTCAAAAAGCATTCTATATTGCTCTAACCAATCATCTGTTACAATAACAGGTGAAAAGTTAATATGAACATCATATCCAGCTTCAATGAATTCATTAATAGCTTTGATTCTATCAATAATCTTAGTGGTATTTGGTTCTAAAAGATCCGCATATTTCTGAGGCATCAATGAAAATCTTATACGTATCTTTTTTTCTGGATTGTACGTAAGAAGTTCATTGTTTACATACTTTGTTGCAAATGAACCCATTGCAATTTCACTTTGCTTAAAAAAGTCAAAAATGTATTGCCATTTATGGTACTTAAGATGCAATGCAAAGTCTTCATTGCATGATATGTCATAAGTAACAAACTTTTCATGAGTTTGATTAGGCTTATCTACAGTAGAAAACCAGCTGTGATTATTAATTTCTGTAAGAATCTCACTGGTATTTTTGGCAATGTCTAACCCTTCAGGTTTATGACGCTTCATGTAACAGTAAGTACAATTAAATAGACAACCATGCCCAAAGCTTGGTGATATAAAGTCTGTACTTCTGCCACTCTCACGTATGAGCATTGATTTTCTAATTACTTGTTCCATTATTCTTTTTTAGGAATTTTAATGTTTAACTCTTCGTGTGTGACTGGTTTGTAATCAGTGTTCTCACAAGATACACAATAGTATTTTGGATGATCAATAATATTTTCATGGACATGCCCATGTATATTTCCATAAACTCTTTCAAGTTCAAATGGATGTACTGGACAGTGTGTTAGCCAAAAACCTTTATGTTTTATCATTCCTGATACACTATGAACATGTTTTAATAGTTCTGCTACATCCTGATGACGATCATGATTACCCAGAACCACATGCTTCACGCCATTAAGACGTGAAAGCAGGTGATAAGGGCTTTTCTTTTCCATAGATACATCTCCTAGGATATAAGTAACATCACGTTTTGAAACAGTTTCATTCCAGAGTTTGACTATATGCTCATCATGTTCTTGAGCACATGAAAATCCACGTTTTTTAGCCATATTCTCATGACCAAAATGAAGATCTGCAATAAAACGAATAGTACTCATAAAATATGTTTTAGAAAGCGTAAGTATTATAATTTTTGTACAAAGCACGTGCTTTAAATGTCATTTCACAATTGTAGATGACATTTTCTTCTATGAAAGAGTTTTTATCAGAAGTAATAATAATTCTTTTGATAGATTCTTTTGACTCTGAATCTGATTCTTCACGTTTCAATTGTGATATTACATTTTCTCTATGCTTAACTTCAAATCCAACTAGACATTTGTAGACATTTTCTTCAAGCTCATCATGTACTTCTTCTACATAGTTCAAATAACAACCACGTGGATAAGCATCAGAAATACTGATAATTTCTCTTGTTGATTCATTCATGTGTCCATGGAATCCACTTATTCTCAAAGAAGTATCATGGTCAACAATGTTTTCAAAAAAGTCAGCTGGTGAGTAATTAAGAATTGTGTCATACTCAAATTCATAAACCTTACCTGTTTCTGGATGAGTCAACTTGACCATTACATCATAACTAGGTTTGTCGTTATCAGCATTAAAGAAAGATTTAAACTTACCAGGTCCAACTCTATGAATGTTAACTTCATTTATCACAGACATTAGAATGTCTATTGTCAAAAACCTAAAAAACATTACCCAGTCAATAATTTCTTGTTTGAACTCTGGATAAACAAGTTTATCATTAATGATTTCTTTAACTGTATCAATACTTAAAGAACCATAATTCTTGATGTAGCGAATACGTCCAGGACGATCAATAAAGAACTCTGAAATGTTTGTGTCATTTGATGTAAAAATCATCAAGTGTTTTGCTGAGGTAATTGTACCATCAACAAAAGAAAGTAGTGGAGCAATACGTGCTGTATCTTTATGATCAATGATTTTTTCAAATTCATCAAACATAAAACATAAAGATTGCGTCACATCATTGAAATAATTCAATGAATCAATATTTTCTGAGTTGATAATGATAATTGGTAATTCACAACGATTTGCAATAATTTTTGCAGTCACTGTTTTACCACATCCTTTCAATCCATTTAATAAGATACCCATGTTCTTTTCAGCTAATTGAAAGCTGTTATTTGTATACTTAATAAAATCTTCTTCTAAGCCATAGATTTTATGGCCAAAGTTAAAGTTGTCAGAAACTTTTTGAAGGTATGGACCCATCATTGACAGTTTCAATTCCCATACACCTTGAGGTATATGATCAAAAGTATCACTTCCTGATATTTTGCTGATGTTTGTTGAGCTTCCAGCCCATAATAATTTTTTCATTTCTAGTTGTTTAGGATCACTATTTACTTACTACTCAATAACTTTAACATTAATACCATTGTGTACATGAAATTGGACTGTCTTTCTTTTTTCTGAAGACGCGTTTTCATCAATTTTCATATCAATGTCTAGTAATTTTCCAAACTCTTCTAATTGTTCTTCAGACATGCTGTTTAAAAGGTTTACTGTTGCCATTAACTTTGCGTGGTCTTTGAAATCTTCTTCTGTAAGCAGATTTTCACCACATTTAGGGCATGGTTTATTTAACCATTGATCAAGATCTTTATGTGAGACTGTCATGTCTTCATAGTCGCATTTTGGATTGTCACAAACAATTCCAGAACCTGCTTCTTCTATGTGTTTTTGATGCATAGTTTAAAAAATTAAAAGCCCTGACTTTTACACCAGGGCTTTATTAATTAGTTTACTGATTTAAACATTTGAGGAGCAGTTCCATATACAGGAAGCTTACCATCCCATTTCTCAATCCATTGTTGTTGTAACAACATAGATGATAATGTTTTTATTTTTAAGTTATTAGCTTCTGCTTCAGCGCGTGCTTGTGTCAACATTGCTTGAGCATTACCTTCAGCTTTTGCAATTTTAATTTTAGCCTCTGCTTCTGCAGTTTTAACTTGATTTTCAGCTGTTAAAGCAGTTTGTACAGCATTATTTTTAGCTTCAATTGCTTTCTTGAAAGTTTCAGGATAAGCAAGATTAGATGTAAATTGTGCTAATACAAATCCTTCTGGTAACAATTGCTTTTCTAATACACCACGCACTTTGATTTCAAACTCTTCACGATTAGAAATTAAAGCATCTGCAGGATATGAGTTAGCTACAAGACGAAATGCATCATAAATAGCAGTTTTGAGAAAACCATTTTCAATTTCTTCTAAGCTTCTACGATATTTAGAAAAAATATAAGGCACTTTCTCACGCTGTACAGAATAGTTTACAATAGGAGCAACATGAAACTCTGATCCATCTTTAGAGTTTACTACAAATGATTCATCAGAAACAACTTGTCCTTCTTGAATTACTTGTTTGTACTCTTTGTGCTGAACAAAAGTTGGAAACTCAATAATTTTTGTAGAAAAAGGGTTGTAAAAAACCATTCCTGTCACTTCAGTAACATCATCTACACCTTTTCCTGTACCATAAAGGTTTACTTTAACACCAACGTGTCCTGCGTCAATACGCTCACATCCAGCAATGAAGATAAACATTGCGAAAACTACAGCTGCAATAGCTCCAATCTTAATAATAAATTGATTCATTTTTTCTTTGTTTTAGATTTTGATTTAAAATGTTTGTTGTAAGCATCTAATGCTTGAATTGCTAAAAACACAGTCAGTTTTATACCTGCAATTGCGGTTGCTACAAGTACAATAAGTCCTGAGTAAAAAGCCAAATCACTTGACTGATTCATTAAGAATAAGCTCAAGTCTAAAAGTATCATCAGGCATATTGTAGACAATATCCATATGATTGCAATGAGGTATCCATTGTGTATTTTCATAATTATAAAATAAAAACTTAGGTGATGAGGTTATCACCACCTAAGTATGTTAAACAGTAACTTTTTCTTTAATAAGTTTGTCTACTTTTCTTGACATGTAGGCAACAAGTTCTTTTGGAAGATTCTTGATGTCTGTCATCTTGATAAAGTAATCAAACATATCACGCGAAGGAACGTGTTCTTCAATGGCAATTTGAATTACCTGAAAACCAAGTGATTGTGCACGTAATACTTTTTTACGTGTGTCATCAATAGCACTACGTCCTCCATAATCAGAGGCAGAAGGAGCACCATCAGATAACACAAAAAGCAAACCTTGATTTTCTGTTTGTGCACGCATACGTTTTGCTGTAGCAAAAATGGCATCACCATCTCTGTTATTAGCACGTGCGGAAACAGAACCAAGAGAAAATGAATCAGTAATAAATCCTTTTTCACGATACACCATCATATCTACAGAACCACTGTTAGTTATATCTGCAGTATGACCATAGATAAACAATTCAACATCAGGCATTTTTCTAAATACCTCGTTGATGAAGATTGCAGCTTCACGTGCTTTTTCAATTTTAGAACCACCCATAGATCCAGATTCATCAATAAGAACACCAACACATACTTTGCTAGTTGTTACTTGACCAAATCTTTCATAGATAGTTGGAACTTGTTGTGCAGCTTCGGCAATCTTGTTTGTATCTAAACGACCTGAACGCATTGATTTCATTGAGAATTCATAGTTTTTACTCTTGCGAGCAAAAAGTTTTTGAAGAACTGCAGCCTTTGTAGTGTCAATTTTTGTCAAAGCTTCTTTATAACGTTCTTTTGACTTCTCGTTAATATTTGCTTTTTTAAAATAAACATTACCTTGACTTGCATTACCTTCTTTTTCCCAATCAAAATCTGTTTTAGGAGCAGCTGATTCATCCATGTCATCCACAAACTCATCAAACTCTTCTTTGAAATCTTCATCAGAACTATCACCTTCTTCTGGATTTATCAAAGCTTCCATCATTTCTTTGGCAAAATCGTTCAGCTCAGACTTGCTCATTTCAGGTTTTGGTTTTGCAGGAGGAGGAGTACCACCATCTGATTCATCTGATTCATCTTCTCCACCACCGCCTCCACCTGGAGGTTCCTCTTCTTTGTCTACATATTTGTAAACAATATTAGAAAGACTTGTTGCCATACTACTACAACCATCAAAGTCTGCAGGAATACCACCATGCTTTTTAAGCAAGCGTTCCATAGCTTTCAACGGTTCACCAAATTCATCCATGTCTTCTTCTGTAATGTTTGCTGGATAGCGTAACATTTTTACCACAAGATCTAATAGACGTTTTTGCTTTGCAGCTTCTGGTCCTGGCCCTTCATAATTTTCAAACCTGTGTTCTTTGTATTTTTGTACAAACTTCAAGTATCCAGGAAGACGATCAGCAAGTTTTTTGTCAATACGTTCTGTGTTCAACACACTGTGTAACAAGTCTTTAACTGTTGCACCACGCGATGTGTCACGTGCCTGCATAGTTTTTTGATACTCAAGTGTTGTTTGCATTGAAGCCAAACATGCATTTTGAATTGCAGCACCATAAAATGCGTCAAGAAGATTTGGATCATTATCTAAATAATTTCCATCTTCATCACGCAACATACTCAAAGGAACTTGTACAGAAACTCTATCAGAATGTCTTGTAATACTTTGAAGGTCATTGGTATACTTAAATGTTTTAGGTACACCAATAACTCTAAACATGGAGCCAATCATCTTGGAGGCTTCTTTTAGAGTATTGTCATTTTTAATAAAGTATGAAGAATAAGAACTTCTACCTTTATCCCAGCTGAAGAAACGCTTACTATCATCTTGAAAAGTATATGCGTCTTCTGCTCTACGATTAAACCAATCTTTTACTAATTTGCTCATGTCACATTTTTTGTTAAAATTTGTGACAAAAAAGGAGAGCTGTTATACTCTCCTTTTAATATCACTTTACAGTTGATCCTATTCAACCTTAAAACGCTGATACTATTGAAAGCACCTTGCTACGCTCTGATACACCAATACCATCTTCAAACAATGGCATGATAGTAGCAAGCAAAGCTTTATCAACATCAAAGCCATCTGCAATCAAACTTGCAGCTTGAATAGTATGACGAACAGACACAGGTGTAGAAAGCTCCTGCTCTTTGTATTGCTTGCGAATCTCATTAGAGACACGAACAATAGCAGTTGCAGCTTTCTCATCAATACCAGTACGCAATTTTAGCACGTTGATCTCATCCTTTTCTGTAGGATAACCTAATTCAATAGGAAAGAAACGATCCAACAATGCACGGTCAATTGAGTGAGTACCTGAATACTCAGAACCAAGGTTAGCAGTTGCAAAGAAAACAGTGTTTTCATCAACAGCAATCTTACGGTCACAATCTTCACATGCAATATCTACTGGTAAATAACGTCTTTTATCCAAACAAGGAAATAAGATGTTGTTAGCTGCCAGTGGAGAACGGTTAAGCTCATCCAATAACATAATACCACCAGACTGAATGTTATGAACAAAAGGAGCAAACTCAAATGATGAGTGACCTTCTTTGTTCAAACGGTGAACACCAAGCAATGCTGACTGAGCATCTTGCACAGTACCCATGTCTTGGATGTACATGTTCTTTTCCATTGCTAAGGCAAGGTGAGATACAATTTCTGTTTTACCAGAACCTGTTGGGCCTATCAACAATGTATTTTCACCTCTCAACACGTTTCTCACAAGTAAGAACCACATGTCAGGATCAATATGAAAACCACAGTCATCAACAGACGGCACAGGATAATTGGCAGCAATGGTTCTCTTCAAGTTTGTACCTGAAGGAATTTCACCACCTTCAATAGGTTTAGGAGCAATCATGGCATCCCAGTCATATTCATAACCATAAGATGCAAATTGCTCAGCCATCAATTTAGCTTTTTCAAAGCCGTATTCATCACTGTCAATCATGTAATTTACAGTAAAGTCAGCTAGTTGCTGAAGACGGTCTTTCTCTACATGTGCTAAAGGAAACACTGTACCATCATAAAAGACAGCAACAACATTTTCTTTGCGAATGTGTAAGTGATCATCTTCTGGGAAATCATAACCATCAGTGATGAAGATAGTTCCCAAAGGATATTTGGCAAATTCTGCAATTGGAGACGTAATCTTCATATCATCAATGTGACGAGTCAAAGATTTTTCAAATGCTTGTTTAGGAAGAGTTCTTACTTGATAACTAGTTCCACTAATAAATGATTGTAATAGGATCATCTTGATTTGTTTTTTAAATTTTTAATTAATGAATTTCAAAACCATTACAGTTTTCTAAAAAAAGAGCAAACTCTTCTAAATTGTCAACATTTGTACCGTGAGATGCTTCATAGTCAACTCCATTAAGAGTTGGCGCTTCAAAGAATAACCCAGGGTATTTTTCATTTAACTTGTCAATAAGTTCTTGATCATCAATGGATTTTCCACCATTTAACTGCTTGTCTTTAAAATGCCACCAGCCTGTGTTCAAATACACAACCTTGTTATCATCTTTTTTCATTTGTTCAACAAACTGCTTGAAACAAGATGCTAATTGTTCACAATGACCTTTATCTTTTACACCATTTCCACCATTGCTCCCTAAAGATTTGATTTCATCTTCAGGAATGTTCAAGTTATATGATTCATTAAAGACAGTAATCAGTATTTGAATAGGACGCCAATGCCACCAGTTATTTCTAAAGTAATAACCTGGATTTTCTTGCTCCCATTCTTCTGTCAAATCCCAAAAAGCTTTCTGATCATCAGAGTCTAAATCTTGATAATCATCAGGTATTTCTGGCTTAGGTTTTGTCAGTTTTGGACTAATTCCATAAATGTCTACTCCCATAATTATAAGTGCTTGATTGTTAGTACATTTTTAGTACCTACATAGTCACCAGTGACCACCTATGGTATTCACCAGTGACTAGTAAGTAAAGAGAAGAATATAAAGAGAAAGCGAAAAAGTTCATGGGTGGTCACCCATGACCATGCTTCCTCTCATATTATCCTTTAAAATCATTGATGTTGAAGCCATCTTCATCGCCTTCATCTTCTGATAAACCAAGGTCATTTTTAACTTGGTCACGAAGTGCTTCAAGTTTGTCAATGTCTCCATTCTTTAAAGCTTCACGTGCTTGCTCTTCAAAGTTTCTGATTTTGTCAACCATTTCTTTTGGAAGCTTGTTCATCATGCGTGATGCATCTTCAATACTTTGAAACTTTTCGTGAATAGAATCACGTGCTTCTTCCAATTTTGCAATTGCAAGATCCAACATTCCTAGTGTTTGAAAAGGAGTACCTTTTACTTTAACAGCACTTCCAACAGGAAGACCGTTTTCATCTGCTTCAATACAGATTAACACATGATCATTAAAAGATTTACTTTTTTCTTCTAGGTCATGCAATTGCGATAAAATTGAATTTTTGGACATAATTATTGATTTTAAGAGTTTTTACGTTTATCCATCAAATTGTAGGTGATGGTTTTCCTTTGAGTTGGGTCATACAACCTTTGTATAACACCCTTTTCTATTAATTCTTTGAGCAGACGTTGGACAGTACTTTTACTTTTGCCAGACATCTTTGAAAGAGTTGATAATGCGGGATAGCAGTAATCTTTGCTCCCACAAAGCGAACAAACAATGGCGTATAGTCCTTTTGCTTCTAAAGAAATTAACTCAGAATAGGACACAACATTGTTTATTCTACCGTAGTTCATCTGCAAGTTGTTTAAAGTTATCGTCACATTCTTGTAATAGCTCAACAATGGGCCCAAGCTTTGCAACAACTGCTTTTGACAACTTGTAATACTCAGTAGATTTAAACTTCTGAATGTGCTCGTCTGATACTTGCATAACTGCTGTGCCTTTGCCCATTGGCGTATTCACAACTTTAGAGATTTGGTTCTTACTTAATCCTTCTTCAAGGTCATCTATATACTTTTTGAAGCGATAATAGATGATCATGATTTCAGAATTGCTAAGTCCACCATATTTGATGGACTCAGCTGTTTCTTCTGTTTTAACCATTAGATTGATACATTTTGAATTGTAATTGAATGAAAGTTTTTAGGTAATAGCTTACGTCTGATAAACTCGTCAATCACTTCTTTAGTTGATATACCAAGACTTCTCAGTGTAATGTTCTTAGGTAATTCCAAGAACCAATCATGATCTTTAGAACCAATGTTAAATGACGGGAAAATAGCGTTCATCAGCTTTGTTTCAGCGTGATAATACTTTTTAGCCTTCATTATGTGTAAAGCTCTTTTAGCTTTTTTGTAGTCTTCAACAATTTTTGACAATGCTGAAGGTGACAACGATGCAATTTGTTCAGGTGCATACTCTTTCAACCCATACATCAAACGTCTAAACATTTGGCGTTGAACCATGTTTAGATGATATTTTTCTAAATCTGTGCTTGTTTTTGCAATGTGTGCAGGCTTGTAGTTTGATTTAGATTGAAATGTTTGAGCATAGCGTTCCATTTGAACTTTGCCAGTGTTGTCATAAGACACAAGACCTTGTGCCGTTGCTGTGATGTTAGTAAATTTCTTCATTGTAGACATTTTAAGAGTAAATTTTAAGAAGTAACGCTTGATGCGTTGTAATTGTCAAAAGAAAAGCCTGGTGTTTCCACCAAGCTCTTCACTTATTTTCTGTAGATTACAGTATCTAAATCAAAAAGATTTGAGACAAGCTGTACAAAAAGAATAGGAACCATTGTAAAAGGGGCTAATATAAACATCAGCAAATCTCCTACAGTAAGCATCTCATCTTTAGAGATTGTCATAACCATAAATGCAAATCCCATTGCATAGGTTAATAGCAAATAAATAATCAAAACAAATTCCATTTTAATCTTTCTTTAGGTTAATGTGATTTTGTACATTCTCATGTACATCTTGTTGTACAGATTCTTGTTTTAAAGACTCTGCATACTGCTTTTCTTCCAGATACTTATTGTACCAGTACTCATCATCAAAATGAGGATCGTTTTGAATCTCTTGCTCACGCTTCAGCATGAACACTTCTTTCATTCTTCCCATTGGCTTCTAATTTATTTAGTTTAATCATTCCATGTTTGGGATTCTGTAAGTCCATCAAGAAGTATTCATTGTCAATGTCATACAAGTATTCAGGAGAAGCAAAATTCATTGCATCTTTCATACTGTAAAATTCTCTTGATTTGAATTCTCTTGAGGATCTATTCATGACTAAGATTTTATACTTAGGCATGGGAACATCGTCAATTGCTTTGACTTTCTGAACAATGCGATCAAATTCCTCTTTGGAAGTTATCAGCAAGTTCTTTAACTTTACTAACATAGCTGGGTGATTCTGCATAATTTTCTTTTAAGTATTGATAATAGCCTTCTTCAGTTCTAATCTTTGTAAGAAATGCACATTGAAACAATGCGTAATCAACTACACTTTCACGCCAATGACCATAGACAGCATGACCTAAGTCAGTACCAAGGTTTGTTGTTGCGCGAACTTTTGCTTCTTTCATTCCAAACAGATTGTTATTAGAATTAAAGATTTTGCTTTGAAAGTTTCCTGTTTCAAGTACAGCTTGAGCGTATACTATATGAGGAAATCTGATATTCAATTGCAATAGATACTCTTTGAACTTTTCTTCAGAGAATTTGTCATTTTCTCTAATGATTATCATTCGTTCTTCAGGTGTAACTGTACCTGTAGCATGAGCTTTGTACCCTCTGTAGTGACCTGTTGTATAAGATACAAGAGTAGTAAATACAATTGCAGCTAATATAAAAGCACTAGTTTTGAAAAACACTGACTCAAACTTGAGTGTTGTCCTGTTAAATTTGTAAATCATCTTCTGAGAATTTAAGTTAAACAATAATGAGTATATATTTACAGGCTGCAAGAAAACAAACGTTTTATTCTGTTTCTCACAACCTGATTGAGTTTGCTCTATTCCCAAGGGAGCTTTTCATTACCTGAAATAGAGTCTTTTAGTAAATCAACATAGCGACACTCCTTGATACTAACCAGATCAATTGCGTGTGTTCTTGAAAGACGGCAAACAATACTCTTACAATTGTTTACCCTATCTACTATGTGATTGACCTTTCTAGCAGCACAAAAAATTGTACCTCAGACAGGAATTGAACCTGCACGATCATCACTGATCAAGGGATTTTAAGTCCCTCGTGTCTACCACTTTCACCACTGAGGTTTAATTTATCTTTTCATCTTACGAGCTACTTTATACATAGCGCGGTTGGTTTGATAATGACAAAGCTTAGAGTATAGAAGCTCTATAGCATGCCACTTAGTACAAGCATACACAGATTGTTTGTATACTTGACCATCAGGCATAGTTACCTGAATAGGGAAAGAACTCATTGCTTCCATACTTTAAGTTTTAATAGGTTTCTAAAAAAGATATGTCAAGGGTGTAATTGTTTTTGGAGCGACTTCTCCATATTTCAAATGCTTCATTAAGCATAGCACCTGCTTCTTCAACAGAGATTTGGTTGACTCTTTGAAGTTGCTTTAGAACTATACCTAACTTACCATTCATTTGGGCTAATCCTGGATGCTTGACTAAATGACAATAAGGACAAAGACTAACAAGACCTGTTAGAGTCTGAGTAAGTGCTTGATCATCATACTGCCAAATCTCATGACATTCTAGTTTATGCTTGTAACCTTGGTTAGTACCAACGTCACCACATACTTCACAAACGTGATTAGCGTTCTCATAAGACTTCTTGCGTATGCGGTCCCACTCTGCTTTAGAGACATTAGACCTTACATTACTATACCAAGAAGTCTTAGGAACAAGTTCAATTGTTAGTTTAGTTGTATGCATCGCACTTAACATGTTTATGCTTTTCAGCTTTGAGAGGTTTGTAATGAGTTTTATATGCATCACAAGTTACGTACTTGGTTCCACCACATGATGAGAGAACAATAGCAACAATTACAAGGGTGATTAACTTTTTCATATTTAACTGATTTTGAGGGTTTATAAAGAAAGCGGATGCTCTTATACTATAGGAAGAGATAAAGAACATACTATAGAGAGTAATAAAGAAACAACTCACTACATACCATCATGTGGATACCTAGGTATACCATACACAATAGAGTTATATATGACTAAGGCAAGTATAGTAGTAAGAACTACAAACATTACACTTAGTCTTAACTTATCAGATCTTGACATGTTAGTTTATTTGAATGAATACTAATATTATAGCTATCTAGTGACACGTGTGACACTGTTTTCTGAGAATTTTTTTTGACTAATATATGTGGAGAGGTGGAACTCTCATCCACTCTCTCGCACACAATTAATTGTTTTTCAACTACTTACAAAGAAGTTTTTAATTACTTCTAGATACTTTGTCATGTGACACCTAAGTTTACCCCATGTTAATTAGAAAAAACTGCAGAAGATACAGGGCATTACACCCTGTACCAACTACAATTAGTTCATATTATTGGAATGAAGCGCTGTTAGCAGTAAGTGCTTTACTCTCTACTACAGCAGTTACGTTGTCGTGTGCTACTTTTACATCAGTATCAGTACCACTTCCATCATAACTTGTGAAACGCAAAATGCGTTCTCCACCAAGAGTTAACTCAATACCATCTGCACCTGCGCGTTTTACGTAAGGAGCAATAGCATCTTCATAAGCTAATTCTTTATTGAAGAACTTTGCAGCAATATCTTCTGGCACTTCGCTTTCAAGATATTCTTTTACTACAATTGCACCTGGCAATTGAAGACTTTTGTGAGCGCTAACAAACTTGGTTAACAAGTCCATTTTAGCACGCAATAGAGTAGAGCGTTTGCTCTCTCTAATCCAACCACCGTCAACAGTGATTGCAGTTTGTTGAAGCTGAACATAACCATATTCAGCGTTGTTCTGATAAGCAGTGATTACACTACCTGTCTTTGAGTTAGGAACGATTTGTACTTGAGACATAATTCTAATTTTTAATTGTTAATACTTTAATGATTTGGGGGTTTAGGTGTTGTTGTATTCAGGGGTAATTAAGGTGTTGAGTTTGGCTTGAGAAAAAACTGTTCTGTTGTTTTTGTCTTTGGGATACTCAACCACCCCAACCTGTTTATTTGAAAAAACTGAGGAAAGATAATTCTCTCCTCAGTTTCTAAGTTTTAATGACAGTACATTACATCATCTTCAATGCGAAAGTACACGCTTGCATTTCTGAAGCGAAACTTACCATTGTCAGTGTCGTGCCACTGTATAAGTGTTGTGAAGTCTAACAACTCAATTCTGTAAAGTATTGTCCAAGAGTTGTTAATCTTTCTTGTTACTACTTCCTCAGATTTGTTGTCAAGGAATGGTCTGAGAACATCACCACCTCTGCTGTATGCAGATAATGATATGTAAGCAACGTTCTCAAATGGGTTAACTTCAATTTTTTTTCCAATGTTAAAGTGAGTCATCATGATATATAAGATTTAAATGTTGAGTATTATAGGAGTTAAGGTGTTCTAATGGAATATTAATAAAGAGAACCAGACCCTGTGTAGAGTCTGGTCTCTTCAATTAGTTATTCAGGTAATGCAGCGCCAGTAGCTGTCACGTTAGCACGTGCTTCTACCACAGCTCCAACATTATCATGAGCTACGCGGATGTCTTGGTCATTACCAGATCCGTCATAGTCAGTGAAACGCAAGATACGCTCACCACCTAAAGTTAGCTCAATGCCGTCTTTACCAGCACGCTTAACATATGGTGCAATAGCGTCCTCATATGCAAGGTTCTTGTTAAAGCGAGATGCAAAGTTCTCAGGCACTTCAGACTCTACAAATTCCTTTACAACAATACGTCCTGGAATAGCACCAGACTTACCATATACTTGAACGAATTTTTCAAGCAATGATACTTCAGCGCGCAATAGCGCACTACGTACTTTGTTACGCACCCAGCCACCTTCAACACTCATCTCTTCAGATTGTAGTGTGATGTAACCGTAAGCAGGATTGTTTTTGTAGGCGTTAATGATTGCGCCAGTTTCAGATGGTTTAATTTGTACTTTGTTCATGATTTTTGATTTTAAATTGTTATTGATTTATTAAGGATTTAAGTTGTTGAAGGATGTAGGAAGATTATTTCTCTTCCCACATCCATTGACCTACAGCAATGAAGAATGCAATTCCAGTGAAGAAATTGAATACCCACATTGGTGTAGATGACGTAACGTCTGAGAATGTCAGATGCGTTAATAGTGATAAGCAACCAGCTAATGTAGCTGTGATGATTGTGATCATGATCATTGGCAATACGAACAATGCAATGATCTGTACAGGAAGTACCATTCTTTTGAGATGTCTCATGAGTTTAAATTTAGAGTTATTAATATTGATTTGTTAAGGGGTTTAGCTGTTGAATGACAAGGCTTATATATAATAAACACAGAGACACTCTTGTTAGAACATCTCTGTGTTGGTGCTGTGCAGGTGACACTTCTCAGTGTCTGTCCTCCTTGCAGTAGTCCATGAAGTATTTGTATGCTTCACGCATGGACTTGGCAAGGATTTGATGTCCTGCAATTAAATACCAATGATACATAAGCTTTGATTTAATGTGCTGGTTCACATGGGGGTATAGGTGTTGCGTGCGTTGGCGGGGGGATGTTGTGGTAGGGGGTACACCCTCTCTACTACACAGATGGGGGCTAGTTCCAGTAGCCACTGTTATAGCTCAAACGCAATTCACTTCTAGCTCAAATACGCTAAGTAATGAGCTGCAACGTTAGCAAGATTGAGCTGCAAACAAAAAACCCAGGCTTGTGACCTGGGCTTCTCTTAGTGGGATGTTTTAAGGAGTATGTCTGGATGATCTGCTAGTTCTACTTCATAGTGCCAATCTACATCTTGTCCTTGTGCAAGTTTATACAGCATTCCGCCATCTGCACAAATTTGAATTCCTGTAATAATTCGTGGTAATTGTTCCAAGTCTGTTTTAAGGTAGACAATGGTCCCTAGTTCAAAAAGGTTGTTTACTATCATAGTGGTTGTTATAGGTTACTAAAGAAATTCATTAAGAATGAACTAGTGTATAATCCCAATAGACTACCCACAGTTGCCCCAAGGGAATAAATAACCCTCTCAGAAAATGTTCCAAATACAATCTTCTTGATGTTATACGACCAAATCATAGATATTGAAAAGGCTGCAAATAAAACTCCAATGTATAATTCTTTTGCCAAGAATACTGTGTTGATAGCAACAAAGTAAACCTGAAGTACTCCTGTAAAAAATAAACTAATCTTGTTTTTCATCTTGTTCTTTTTTATTACGTTCTGCCTTCTCTGTCCATGTCAAGAATAAATCTGACAATTTAACCTCTGGTTTAAAATAGCCTTTGTCCATACCAAACTTGTAACTGTCTTCAGCACAAGGTTTACATTTTGTAGAGATCCAACCGTCACTGTAACAACCCACATCAGTCTTAGAACCGCAGTTCTCACAAACTTCATAGGATTCTTTCTCCCCTTTTTCAATTACACTCCAGCCTTTGTCAGTTGTACCTGTGCAATAGAAACGCAAACCGCCCCATTTCTCTTTGATTTGAGTGACTTTTGTGATGTGTTCAGAGTTGTTTTCAAGATTGACTCTGTCGTCTTCCTCTTTTATAGTTTCTACAATGTCCTTTATGATACCATACCATCCCAGTCCAATACCTAATCCATGGCCGTAAGACTCATAAGGATCAGGTTTACAATTAACACGCACACAGAACGTAAACATGTCAGGATAAATATCAATTATCTCTTTAGCAAGCTTAAACTTGAGAGCTTGTCGTTCTTCTTGAGAAAGACTTCTGATGTTAAGATTTTCCATTTTTAATTTTGTTTAGTATATAGGTTGAGTTTTTAGTTTTAAACTGCAATTCATTTGCAGATATTTTGGTCATGCTCTCAATTGTTGTTGTGAGCCATGTGTATTGAGAACCGTACTCTGGATCAACAATGCATGAAAACCCTATTTTAGGACGTGCATATAGTTTTTCAAAACGTCCATCTTCTTTCCATTTAACCCATTTTACAGAACATGAATTAAACATTAGTCCATCTTCTACACGAATTAAAACATAGTGCATTCCTGTTGTGCATTTAGAACAGAACGCTGGAGGTAATAACTCAATACCTTTCATAGCATTCTTTTCTTGGTCTGTCATTTGAGAACCTGTTTTAATAATGGTTCTACATTTTGAGCACAACAATGCTCCTAGTCCTCCGTTAAACTTGAATATTGCTTTCTCCATTGGAATATAATTTACGTGTTCTTTCTCCTATTGGTAAAGGATCACCTGCTTCATCTATTCTAACAAAACGCATGTTTGTATGTAATACCACGGTTTGAGTACCACTATACACATTATGAGCGCGAGCTTCCATGTATAGTGTAATGGAAGTTGTACCTACATGCATAACCTTCCCGTAAATCTTAATCAGTTGCCCCTCTTTTGCTGACTTTTTAAACACACACTTGTCTATTAGAAGAGTTACCATGCGTGGTGTATCACAAACTTCCATAGCAAATCCAGCTGCAGCAGCATCCATCCATGCTAAAAGTTTGCCTCCAAAAAGATTACCATGAAAGCCAAGATCTGACTTTTTAATAGGGTGTGTAGTTATAAGGGTCATGCCTTCCATTTTAACAAAATAAGATTTAAACTTTACAAATGTAAATAAAAATTTGCAGAATTTAAACTTTTAAAGTATATTTGTAGTGAGGTTTCATATGAAACTCTAACAAAAAACTTAACATAATGGCAGAACAAGAAAAAGAACCAACAAGAGATGAGGTTATTGCCTGGTATAAAAGCCAGATTGAACTAGCCTCATTACGTGCTGAGCTGGCAGAGTTACAAGCAAAGGCTGTAACTGAAGAAGCTAAGCGTATTCAAGCAACAATCATGATTGCAAACATGACAACGCCTGATAATGCTGAAAACAAAAATACTGACGGACCAGGTGGAGCTGAGACTTCAGAGTAAAAAACCAAACGTTACAAGTTTAAACTAAACTTGAATCGTTCTTTGACATTTGATTTGTATTCTGTGACTGAATAGACTCTTGAGAGGGGTCAAAGTAGTGTCACCGTTCTGAAAAGAACTGGGAAGCACGTTGTCAGGCATGTGAGTTAAAACCACTCATCTTAAAGGTAGCGTAACCAATAAGCTCTGAGGTCCTGTGAAGATATACATAACTGATCTCCGCAGCAGGTGCTGGTAGTCAATCCAGCTAGTCATTAACAAGGAAACTGATCATTTACTTGGACTATGGGTGAAAAGGGGCATGCGTTGGACTTGTGGGTAGTCAGGAACCCCACTAGAATTTCAAATCAATTACAATGAGGTCTCATAGCTCAATTGGATAGAGCATCAGCCTTCTAAGCTGAGGGTTCTAGGTTCAAATCCTAGTGGGATCACAAACAAGCCTTCTTAGCTCAACTGGTAGAGCAGCTGATTTGTACTCAGCAGGTTGTGGGTTCAACTCCTACAGAAGGCTCAATTTTAATAACCAAATAAATAAACAATGACACAATTCAAAAAATTGGTAGGAACCAGAGTGTTGCTTACTAA